TAACTGCTGATAATTTATAATCTTCACTCTTATGTTTTAACATTCAATATATAAATATAAATATTTATATATAAAAATTTTGTCTCATTTTAAATCTTCGAGGGTGTAAATTTAATTAGGTAATAATTTATCTAATTAATTAATCAATTAAAAATATTAATACACATACAACTAAGATGTGAATGTGTTTAGTTGGAATAGGCAAGACCTCCCATACCGCTCATGATACGTAAGACGTTGTAGTTAACAGCGAATATGTAAAGCTTGGTGTTAGTGGTCCAGTCGAGCTTGGCCGCTCCAGACGGTCTGTAACTGTCAGTGAATGTGACACACAGGAGAGTGTTGTCGATTCTGGACAAGTTAGCACTGCCGGATGGTTGATGTTGCTCAGGGTGTAATCCAAAGCAGTAAACATTGATACCATCAGCCGGTGTTCTGGTATGGGCTCTGGTTTGCCAGTAGTTGAAGTATCCTCCTTCTTGTTCAGCGAATCTAGCTTGTCCGTTGAATTCGATAGATGCCGATTTGCACGGGTTTCCAACTCCGTCGAGTCTGAGGCCAAAGTTGTGGTGTTGAACAACGTTGTATACGGTTCCGAACGGTCCTAGTAAGGTAGAAGATACTGGGATAGACACATGTTCCATGTCGAGCGTGTGCTCGACCTTTGTGCATTCAACGTCAACGACTGTGGTGCCATTAAACGTGACGGTTACTGATGCCGATTTTATTTTATCAACCACGTTAACTCCTCCTAGTAGGAGCGACTTCTTGACATGTAGCGGCGCATCGAATGTCTCGTCGGTGGCGGTCTCGTCAGTGCCGCGATACATTATAGTAATCATACGAGGTACGGCGCCTCCACCGCTCAAGTCCACCAATTCAGTACTATCTTCTGACGGCGATGCAGGAGAGTTAACATCGGCTCCATCCCCCACGAAATCGCCGTCTACCTGGCCCGACGTCGACGTGAATACCAAGCTTTCAACGAGGTGTTTTGCAGCCAAGTCAAGTCCTTTAGTCTCCCATGCAGCGTCGTCGTGAGTGTATCCGAGGAATTTGCTTCCGCCGCTGAAAGAGCTCAAGCCTTCACCGCTGAAGGCTCCTACTTTGAGCGCCCATACAACCTCTTTGCACGGGTGATTAAAGCTGAGCTTGAATTTGGAAGTCAAGTTAGTGCTGGTCGAGGATCCGAGAGATTCAACAGAGCTTTGGACTTGCTCGATTAAATATTCATGTCCGACTTGCGCGAATCTGCGTCTCTCTTCAGAGTCGAGGTATACATAGTCAACCATGACACTCGCTTGTTCGAAAGATACACTTACAGACGGCACGTCACCGCTCCATACAAGGAGCTTGTTCAACGATTCTAATTCAATGTGGAACCTTACTTCGTGGTATTGAAGAGCGATGAGGGGAAGAGCCAAACCAGTGTTTCTGCAGAACCAGAACTGGAGTGGTATGTAGAGAGTGTATTCGGGGAGTCCTTCAGAGCGCGGTCTGAGTCTGGTTAATCCAGGGACGTCGCCAATCAATCTAGCATAACCTCTTTGCTGCGCCTCAGACGAGGTGAGTTCATGCCAGATATTGAGCCAAGTGCCAACATGTTTGTCAATTTTGGATCCTCCAATTTCGACTTCAATTTGTTTGAGCAATGCATGGCCGAGTTTTCTGACCCATGCAACTTCGCCATTAGTTTGGCCAAACCCATTAAAGTCTACCTTTTTCACTTTTACTTTAAGTGCTGCGTTGGTCGCAAGATCGCCGTTTCGGTGAACAGGTACTACATATCTGCCACCTGGCTGTGCGGAATCTATCGGTTGTTCGATAGTTTCGCAAGAGAAGTTAGTATGTCTTCTATATACTACTTTGAAGAATGTAATCTGAGGATTACCTGTAAGATAAATGTCTTGAGCTCCGTAAGCTACTAATTGCATTAATCCGCCTCCCATATTGGTTATACTATCAAGATAGAAAAAAATGTTATTTTATGATGTACGATGACACACAACAAATCTATATTATACCAGACAATATAATATGGGTTAATTTAAAATCAATTTATACTATGATATACTTTTTTAAGATATTATCTATAATATTAGGCGTTCGTTAATTTTGCGCATTAAATATTTTACGCACTAAATATTTTGCGAATTAAATATTTTACAAATTAATCCAGGCAAATTAATAAAATCCTGGTACAGTGATACATATATATCTTTATTTTTCATGTGTCATATGTCCGGTTTACACGGATTCTGGTACATTTAGATAAAATCGATCGCCTAGTAATATACTGTGTATTATTGGAATGTTTTATTTTTAATTTTTTTTAGTATTTTTCTGAATTTTGCCGGAAATAACAGCATATTAACAAATACTTCTGTATTTTGTTCAAGTGACGTAAGCTCTGATTTTTTTTTCCGTAGAGTTACAACATTTCCATTGTGTTTTATACTCCATCCCATTGACCCTGCGCGATCGGCAGTTCTCTGCATAAGTAAAAATTTTATGATATTAATTTCAGACATTTCTATAGTCAGTTTTAATAAAAAAATAAGTGTGTATATACGCCAGATCGGTAAAAACGCATCAAATTCTATATTTATTCCCACTTAAAGACCCTTTTATATAAATTGTTATATATAGTTTATGTCTTCATTCAAACATAGATCGAGCAGGGTGAAGTATCGTTCAGATGTGAAAACATTAGACGAACTCCACAATGAATATGTATCTCAGTTTAGAGATCAAAAAATAAATCTTCCAAATACTGCACAAGAATTGTCAGAATTACAGGAGAAATTAAATAACTTGGAAAAATCAGGGAAGAAGTATGAACCATTGAAGATAAAGGAGAGGGCGAATTTAAAGGAACAGATAAGTTCGATTGAATCAAAAATAAATAATATCAAAAGCGGATTTGACGAAATGGAATATTTTTCCAAGACATATGACGTAATTTTAAGGTATTATGATACAGTTGAAGGAAAATATTATAATGATTCAAATGTTGTTGCGGAAGAACCATCTGAACCGCCAATAGATACCGATCATTTCGAAGTGTCGTCTAAATTAAAACAATTGAATGAATTAAGTAAAAAAAATAGAAAAGAGAAAAAATCGGTGAAGCGTAGAGGAGGGGATACAAAAAAGAAAAGCTCAAAATCGATATTTTTTTATATTTCAGGTGATAAAAAAGAACAAACTGATATAGAGGAGACAACTTCAAACAGAGCGACTTTACAGGATGAATATTTAACATTAGTTGACGAGGGATATATATGTAGTAAAATGACTTATACCTCGATTAAAACGTGTCCAGACTGTGATATCGAAATGACATTAATACAATCAGAGGGATTATATGTATGCCAGGAATGTGGCGCGTCACTTTACGATATTATTGAGAGTGAAATACCGAGCCACAGAGATGCATCTAATGAAAAACCTAAATATCCATATAAAAAAATTAATCATTTGATAGAAAAACTAAATCAATTTCAATCAAAAGAGACTAGTAATATACCAGATGATGTGTTCGATGTGGTCGACCAGGAGATATACAAACAACGGCTGAATAAGAATGACGTGACATTAAAATTTGTCAAGGATGTTCTTAAAAAAAATAGGTATAATAAATATTATGAGAATATACAATATATATTTAGTAAAGTTACAGATACGCCGCCCCTAATATTAACCAGAGACGAAGAAGAAGATATCAAGAAAAGATTTAGAATGTTAGAAGAGCCATTTATGAAACATCGGCCGCTTGATAGGACTAATTTCTTGAATTACTCATTTGTACTAAATAAAATATTTAAAATTATGAAAATGGATAGCCATGCAAAATATTTTCCATTACTAAAAAGTAAAGATAAATTGAAACTTCAAGACAAAATTTGGGAGAAAATATGCAATGATTTAGGGTGGGTGTTTCACTCGTCCAAATCAAATGATAAGGAATATAAGATGAGATTTTAAAAATATATTTAATATAAATATAACAATATATTTATATTTTTCATTTAGTGTAGTATATGGGAGATCTTTACAGAAGATTACTAAGAATAATTCTTATATGCATAGGTTCATATTTTTCGCTTAGACTCACTATTAAAAATGAAAGTGATATTTCTGGGGAAAATTTTGCCAAAACTGTGTTATTGATAGCTACAGTATTTATGGTTGTTGATAATTATATACCTCGAGTTCAATTACACACTAATGCAAAAGAACATCCTTAAAAATATCAGCGTGTATTTTGCAACAACTCGTATATTCCGCATGAGTATGAATTAATGAGTTCAATTATCTCGGATGTTTCCATTTTTGATAATTTATCAAATATATTTGAAGGCGATTCTTTTGTGATATGTAGATAATTTGCGATTAATGTCCCGATACATACACAGTGTCCGGATTTTATTAATGACGCGTCAAAATTTTTATTTATTGCATATCCTTTAACATTCCATTGTGCGCGTTTTACAAATTTGTATTTTGTCCCAAATGCTGTATTCAGATCCGCAATATACAACTCGATCATGTTTTCAACCAATTTTTCCGAATTAATATACATTTCGTCCGAATATGTATATTGTTTTATCCAGGGATCATCTATATGATTGTTCTTTTTACTGATCGCATGAAATATATTGTCGAAATAGGTAGACTTGCCGTTAGGATCAATGAAAAACACCTCCATTGTCACGATATTAAATGTGAGTATACAAAAGTGCCCTATTGTATGTACTTCAGAGCCAAATATAACAGGTATAGATATATATATGGTTGTTTCGTTTGAGTTTTCAATTAGAAATAATAGAAGACTTTCTAAGTTTAAACAATTCAAAAATAAAAATTTATCGTCTGCCTGGATAGTAGTATAAAACATGTTTTTTATATTTGCGGAGATATCAATATGATGGGATGATTGACTTGTGAATAAGTTTGCTTTATACATTGAATAGCTTGGGTTTATTAAACTGACAGATGATTGCCCGACAGCAAATTAAATACTTTTTCGTATTTTTTGAAATTGATCCTAGATATTTCACCATGAACATTTTCATCACACAATCCATCACCCATACATCCAGATAATTTTTCGCTGAACTCTGCGAACTCGTTGCTTGTAATAAATGTTGTCATGTTGTTTGATTCGCTTATATATAAAAAGTGTATATTTGGTAATAAGATCAATTTTTAGTACATCGATTAAAAATTGATTTTACTACTAAATACACAATATTCTATGAAATGGTTTAAAGTATTAAATGAATAGAATCACTATTATGGAAAACGAAAATAGTATGGTAGACGAATTAGACTCTGCATATGATAGCACTGATTTTTTTCTGACGCATTTACAAAAATACAATCTCTCTAGTAGTGACACGGACGAATTTAAGGAGTGTTTCAAATTAGTTTCCGAATCATACGAGGATGTCAGGGGTGATCGCCAGAATAATATGAACGTTTCATATCTTGAGTGGAAGATTTCGCAAGTACTCGGCCTTGACTGTAAGGTACCGGAGTTTAAATTTGCCACACCTGTTAGTCAGTTAAAACATGATACATTATGGAATCAAATATGCGACAAACGCGGATGGAATGATCATAAGGTTGATATTGTATCCGCTACACACACTACAGATGATGAGTTGCCAGACAATCTTAATGTGGAATACGAATCAGAAAATAATAAACGCGATGACACACTAAATGAACATGAATCAGACAAAACACCTTATAAACCGAACGATAAATATACGAAAATTGACACACTTGACGAGGATACCCCAATCCAGGGGCAACAATTTGTATGTGTGTCGTTTGTCTCCCCTGAAGGGGTTATGAACACAAAAGCACGAGCTGTCAAGTTCCGAGGCGCGTTCCCTACATACGAAAAGGCAAAAGCGCATGCGGCGAAACTACAGAAGGAAGATCCATATTTTGATATTTTTGTTGGCGAGGGTGGAAAATGGTTACTTTGGGATCCTGATCCGCACTCAGTTGAAAGCGTCAAGTTTGGTAATAAGGAGATGCAGAAACTTGAAGATACGCGTAACAAGAGACAACAACAGAAACTTAACGAGCTTGTTGGGAGAAAGAAGGAGATTATTGACAAGAAAAAGGCTAGCCATTCCCGAACGGTTGCCGAGAAGATTAGGACAGGAATTAATGAGGAAGGCGGTGGTACTATGGAGCACAAGAAACCCGAACAGTCTAATGATACTAAACCGGTACATTCGAACAAGCCTGTTGGAAAGATGTCGCGACTCGAAGCGATTCGTGCAAGGATGAAAAAGACACTTTCGCAGAAGAATAATGACAAAAACAATACAAAGAGTACTCAACAGAGCACAGATACAGAGAAATTAAAAGAACATTTAACAGAGGAGAAGGAAGTGCAACTAAACAATATTACTCAGAGATTGGATGATTTAAAATCGAAGCAGAGTGCTGCACAAAAAATTGAAGAAAATTTAGAGAAGATTGAAAAATATATGAAAAACAAGGGAAAATAAATATCAATAAATCATATATATAATTTATAGTTACTAATAGTATATTATGTTTAATAATATACTAATAATACTAATGATAGTAGGTTTAGTATGTGCGGTTGTATCATTGACAAAAGAATTATCGACACAACCTGAACAGATAATTGAATACAAATATATCCCAAGAACATTTCAGGAAGAACAGGATAACCCAGTATATGTATCGGATATATTCAAGGATATGTTTGATAAACCATCGCCATGGGTAGCCAGTATAAATAATATAGATTATCAGAAGAAACAAGAGATAAATAATTTTTTTATTAGTCAGGCATAATATTAGGATTTAAGCGGTCCTACTTTTTTGAGTGATACTTTACATCTATCTTTTTTATTTTTATTACAATATTCTGCGATATCGAAAGGCATATGTTTATCTTCCCAATCTGTATTGTAATTTCGTTTATTATATTTTCTGAATTGGTTACATCCATAATTAACATGTTTGTCTGTAAGATTCGGCGCTTTGTACCATCTTAATTTATCAACAAAATTACTTCGTGCCCCTCTATTAAGTAATACCATTGCGCCATAATCAGCAGTCAATTCATTAAATACTTGTCTAAATATGTTGAAATCTGGAAATATACCAGCATAATGTTGATGTATTTTTTTGAGATTTGATATAACATCATCAGCCAGTAATATAATATAATCAAAGTTATTTCTGAGATCCGGAGTAATACCAAGGGGTGTTTGCATAGTTAATATATACATAACGCGGTAATGTCTTCCATTGAAAAGAAGTTCTTGTATCGGCTGATCTCTTATCCACGCATCTTTTTGCCCCAAGCAGTCATCCATAATAATAAATGCTCTGTCGTCAATATATTTTCCATTTAGCGCCTTATCTTTTTTCTTCTTAATTACAGCTTTTTGTCTCATCAACAGATCTTCTATTGTTTTAGTTTTATATTCATAATGAATAAAAACCGGCGGGAAATAGTGTCCGTAAAAACAGTTCATACGATCAGTGGGAGCTATTATTAATCCGACCGGAATATCGCTGAAATGGTCTAATATAGAGCGCGCAACCCAACTTTTTCCACTTCCTCTTTTAGCAACCATCACAATCGATGGATGATCAACCATTTCATCAAATGTAAATTCCGGTATAGTGAGTTTTCCAATATCTTCCGTTTTAAAATTTCTGCTCATTATAAAATATATGTTAATATTTCGTAATAAAAATTAACCGCAATAATAAAAATAGATGTAGCAATATTAATAAATCTCAATCAATTGTGTTTATAAATACATCAGGAAGATGTTCCCCGTTCATAGACACCGGTATTCCTACGCCGGGCATCATTCTATATGGTATTTCATGGGATGAATTACTTTCTTTTTTCAGTATATATTTAGTATCAGACTGTATTTTAGTTACATCATTTATCCCATGTGTTATATCATGTGAGAAATATTCCTGATAGCAATAAACAATAAGCCATACCGCGACGGTCACAACCAAAGGAATCGTCATACTAGGTTTTACCTTGACCAGCTCCTTTTTTCCTCCTTTCTTTAATTGCTTCTTTATTGTCGGGGCAGTCCATACAAAATATAAATAAGTCACTAGTCCGGCGAGCAATGCAATAATTACAGGGTTAGTAATAATATTAGCCATACGCGCGTGTATATATTCCTATACAGATTTTAAAATTACATTATAATCACATTCATAAATCCATAACTGCCGGTCTTATATGTTGATTCGCAAGTTTTCCATCTCTGCTTATATTAATCATACTATCTCCCTTGCTAATAAATGTATTACCAGTATCTGCTCGTGGCTCGTTATTCTTTAATGTAGAGATTGCATGTTCGAACATTTTACTAGTTGCTGAACGTCGATTACCCGTATTATAATTTATATTGATATCCCTCGTCCTCGGTATCTGTATTGGCACCGGTTTAGGTATATCTATATTATTATGTTCTCCTATGATATTCTTTTCAATATTCGTATTTGGATTTACATCCTCAACTACCGGTCTAATATTGTTATATGCATTTTCATTTTCATTTTCATTTTCATTCTCCTTTGAATCGAGTATCATCTTTTCAAGTTCAATTGCATTTTCTACGCTGTGATTTTTATTGTGGTCCGCATTATTAGTATTTTCGTATCTGTCTCTATCTTTATCTTTATCTCTGTCTCTGTCCCTGTCTCTGTCCCTGTCTCTGTCTCTATCTCTATCACTGCTATCACTACTGTTGTCACTTTCATTATCATCATCGTCTTCTTCTTCTTCATCACTTACATAATTTTCATCGCTTGACCTTGACAGTTCATGAGAGTCTACTAATATTCTACGATCCTCATTTTCTTTAAATTCTCTACCCAACATATTTTTAACGTTTAGATAATCTGATTTACTTACATTATTTTCAATATCTTTGTCATCTTTTACATAATCGTTACTGAGATATTCTTCCAGAACAAGTTTCATTGGTATAATTTTACGGACGGCTTCATTTATAGCATTCTTTATTATTCCGAGAGATTCTCTTTTATTTCGTTGGATATCAAGAGTTGAATATTTATGATAGAATAATTCTGGATAGTTATAAAATGATTTTGCACACTCAATATAGCATTTGTGGATAAAATCACTAATATCTATATTATCGTGATATTTTTCTTTTACTAACATACATGTTTTACTACTTGCATTGTACGTTAACAATACAATATTACTTTTAACAACCGCTCTAATTAAATCGTCGAATATATCGGCTATTTTACTATTATCCCTTATTCTTATTGTCTCGTTTTCTATTTTGTGGTTATTTAGATTGGGAATATTTGCTAAAAGTTTTTGAAATAGTTTAAATACACCTGGATTTTGAATATCTGGTTTCTGCAGTTTTGCTTTTTCAAATTTATCGTCTAAATCTTTCGCCGCAGTATACAGATTTTTTATTCCTTCGTATATAAGAGGTGATAACACGTTAGTCATAAATACTGTGTATTCTTTTTTAATCTCTGTAATATTTCTCTCATAAAAATGTGTCATATATATTTTATTAATATATATATCATAATTAATCTGACGCACTCAATCTATAAAAAATTGATTAATAATATGAATTATATCATATTATAATTCATCTTTATTAATAATGACCGCCAATATATACTGTAGAACAAGCAAAAAAAATACTAATTCATTGGAATCGCAGAGGGATATATGTATAGCTTATTGTAAAGATAACAACATAAATGTAAATAAAATATATGTTCATACAGGTACTGCTAGAAATGGTTGCAATACTAAATCACTGTATGAGATTATCGGCGATATGAACAAGGGAGATACTGTTATTATTCCGAATATATCCAGGTTTTCGCGTAATGTACTTGAGGGCTTGAGACTTTTACACAAAATGGAAGAGATGGGTATAAAAATTTATTCTGTTGACGAAAATTTATCATACAACAATGTGTATGATAAATATTATTTTACACTAGAACTAGCAAGTGCAGAAAAAGAATCTAATATGATATCTCATCGGTTAAATTTGTCTAATAAATCAACTAGAAAAAGGAAAATGACAGAACTCAGCACAACTGAAAAACAATTAATAACAGAGATTAAAAAACGAAGACAAGCCGGCGAAACTAGACAAACCATATGTGATGATCTTAATGATCGACATGATTTATATAGAGGGCGAGACTGGATACCTGATCGTATAACAATGATTACCAAACTAAATTTAAAATAATTATCTAAAAATTACTATGATAAATTACTGTTTTTATAAATAATACCTCTGTTGCTCAATACATTTCTTGCGTATCGAGTCATACATAGACATCCTGTATTGTCTTGAGAATTGTTGCACGTGTAACCAGACTGAACAAAATCACCTCCGTATCCAGTGCTGTTATTACTGCCGCTACTGTCATTACTGTCATTACTGTCATTCCTGAATGGCGCTGGCCATTGTCTATCACAGCAACTTGCACTACATCTTGCAGTCAATAGTGATGCATTTTCAATTGATTCGTCAGTCATTCGGTCTGTAATAATCTTGCCTTTATTTACACTAGCGCAATTATCTCCGTCGCAAACTGTCAGATATTCGTTAGTATTACAGTGTGTTGCTGATAGACCATACCATATAATAACTGCTACAACTAGTAATATTAATAATTTTTTATTCATATCTGGTGTTATATTAAACACACGAGAAAATTATTTGTATATTGGTAAATAAATACTATCTATGATCCATTTTCCTTTATTATCTCTTTTTCTCGGAAAAAAATCTATATGTAGGCCGAAAGTTTCCAATATTTTATTTAATTGAGATATATGCGACGTGTCTTGTGCTATACTCGAGTAAAACTGATATGTGCTGAATTTTGTTCCATATATTCTCAGCGCAGAATCCTGAATTTTATTTATCTCTTTTGATACCAGTTTAAACATGTGATCTTCATCTATTTTTATTTTGTTAGTATTAAGATCGAATTTTCTAATATTGTACATTCCTTCAGGTGTGACAACGAGGGATCCTATAGTTTTTCCATCATTAAAATGATCAATAAAATGCAATATGTCACCTATGCTTGGAAATTCGTATAATATACCATCACCTGCTCTACCGCCAGGCTTTGGAGTAGGGGGGTGAGTATGAAACAGATATTCATACTGTATAGCATCATCCATATTACTTGGGAGATATATATCACTATCCCCAATATCTGTTCTATTTGTATTTCCCGAAACTATTATTTTATCCAGGTATTTTCCATTAAAATCAAGTAATCCGGCATGTTCTGAGTATTTAAATTCATTCTTTTTTTTATCGTAATATTTTTTGGTATAACCTCCATGATACATTAATGCGTCAATTATCATTATCTGATTTTTGTCCAATTTAACATATACAATCTTTTCGTCATTAACAATATCACCCTTCATATTTATTCTATGCGAGTTTGAGCGCGTTGATACAATCATATACATTGTGTCTATAAATTTTTCAGATGGTTCAATATTATGCGCTTCAATATAATGGGCTAATGAATCCTCCCACACATAATTTAAATATAAATATAGTTTTGTACCTACATGTTTTTTTCCACATATTAGGCAATTTTTAGGGGTTGAATATACTTTGAATATATATTTGTCTTTTTTATCTAGTTTTGTTTTAATATCAGATAGTATATTATTAAAATTTTCTTTATTCGACCATCCTTTTCCGGGAGAAGGAAACGGCAGTAGATTTCCTACAGAATCACGCGTCCTGTCATTTTTATCATCCCTCCACACAGATTCGAAATAATATGTTTTATTGTTTATTATAAATGTGTTCATCTGTGATCAGTATATTAATATATATATAAATAATAAAATCATATATTGTTTACAATTACGTCTTTAATTATATAAAAATCTAATTTATTAATATTAGACATATTTACAAAATCTGTTATTACTCCTTTCCCACCAAGAGAATACAGGGATATTTTTACAATATCTAATATATGTTTATTTTCAATAGAAAATATATCATTTGATAAATAGTTATATATCTTTTCGACATAAGTAAAATCAGAATACTTATCTACATTACTCACTATATCTTTTATAGTTTTGTCTATTTTATTTTTAAAAGATCGCCCTTTATCGTCTAGAGTAAAGTTATTATAACTCCACATCCATATACTTTTATCAATATCATACGACCCTATAAAAATATAGTGAAATTCTAATAATTTATTACTAGTCTCTGTATTGTATACAATTATTGTTCGGTTATCAATATTTTTTGTTATTTGTAGTTTTTTATATTTACTAATAATAATATTTCCCAAGTCATTAATACGTTTGTAATTGCTATTTACATCGTTTTCAAAATTGATTTTATCTTTGGGCATTTTTATGTTTCTTAATATATGTATCTAATAAAAATTAAATAGTTGTTATTAGATACATATATTAAGAACACGCACCATATTTACTATTGTTATCGCCATATTTTTGAGATATACAATACTTTAGAATTAAAAATAATTAATTATTTAATTTAAAGGATGCTTTTATATAAATATTTAGGAATGAATAACAATATTTTTAATATACTCGACAAATTACATTTAGACGATGATTTAGATGACGAGTCGATAAATAAGTGGTGTACCCCTGCCAAAACATTGCCATCTCCCCATAGCATATACCCTAATGATAATATAAGCTATACCGACATCGGAAATTACATAAATAAAAAGAAAATAAAATTGACGAGAGAAAAACATAAACATAAAAATATGTTGTGTAAAAATATAATATCGAAAAATACATGTCATTATGGAAGTAAATGTCTTTATGCGCATAGTTTGGAAGAACAAAAGACAAATGATGTCAGAAAAAAAGCGTTCCAATTAGTTGGAGGTGAAATTGCAGCAGAGACAGTAAATATATATGCAGACAGAGATTTATATAAAACACTTTTATCTATGTGCGATATATGTGAAAAATGCGCAGATGGAAAATGTACTGGCGGTTACAATTGCAGAGAGGGTGTATATGACAAGATATATGCAGTATGTCGATCAGATTTGAATAATGGAACATGCACTAACGTAAATTGCAATAAAAAGCATTTAACAAAAAAGGGTTTAAAACCGTATTTTAAATACATACTGGATTTGCAAAAAGAAAAACATGCAAAAGATAATGATACCCCCGCCGGAACTCTTTTAACGGTTGATTTTTTTAAAAATATAAAAATATCTAATCCACATCTGAGTTTAGACGATAATGCGGATACAACAGATATGAATTCTGAGATGTCGGATGATTATAATTTTGAAACTTCTATATTCGAAGTTAGTTTATAGTTTATATTTTTTTGAATTTCTGCCGATATATCGGTAAAAATTGATAATTTTAATTAAAGACTTAGATTATTTAGTTAGATAACAGAATGGAAGAGTATTATTCGAATGCATCAAAATCAACAAAATGGGTTGATGTTTACAGACCTTCTACTATACAAGATATTGTGGGAAACAAATTTGCAGTTAATGATATCAGGGACTGGTTATTAAATTATAGTACATACCGCGATACATATATGAAGACAAAAAAAACAAGTTCTGGAGGAAAAGGAAAAACCAAATCAAAGCCTAAATCGAAGGATGCATCTGTGACAACAGAAGATATCTCGACTGATTCACTCGATATTGAAGCTGATATGGGGTTAGACATTGATATTGTACCGCAAGCCAAGGTAAAAAATCACAAGTATCATAGCTGTATGACTATATCGGGAAGTCACGGCATCGGTAAGACATGCTCAGTTACCGCTGTGTTACAATCCCTTGGTTATACAATTAATATCGTCAATTTTACTAAAATCATACATACTATAAATCCACAAGAATTCGCAACTAAAATGCTACAAGGAAATAATATTTACAATATTGTTTCCAAAGAAAAATCAAAAAAAAATGCACTAGTTATAGATGATTTAGAAGCTATTACATCACCAATCGAATTAAAATTTATTGATACATTAATAAAAGAGAATGATATTGTTTGGAGATTCCCAGTCATATTTATAACAAATAATAGACATAAACGATTTATTAATAATATAAAAATAAATACATTTGAAGTACGCATGGCACTTCCAACGGAGAAACAGCTGGAATATGTTTTGTCGCGGGTGTGTTATATGAATAAGATGGTTTTAACATCTCCCGATATAGCAAATAAAATCATAGACCATGCACAATATGATTATAGACGTTTATTAACAACTTTGCAAGATTTGTATAATATCTATAATAAAAAAGAGATAACTGAAGAATGTATATATAAATATTTTGAATTTTCTAAGAGGAAAGATATTGATGTTGATATTTATAAATCTACGCAGTCTTTGTTGTCAGATAAAACCCTCAACATTGAAGACCGATTGATAGCATACGAGACAGAGAGGACTATTTTGCCATTAATGGTTCATCAAAATCACATAGCATGCATTAACAGATATATTCCCAAAAATAAACACTATGCATTTGCAACAAAACTAACTGAATATATTGCGAAGGGTGATGTTATTGAGAATTATATATATGGCGATCAAAATTGGTCACTTCAAGAAACACATGGATTCTATACATGCGTTTTACCAACTCATATAATATCGAACAATATTAACATGAATAATATGGCTAACGATATAAATCATAGATCATTTAGGATGGAATTTCCTCTTGATTTGAATAGGACATCAATAAAGCATATCAATGTGAAGAATGTAAAGAATGCCGCCAAAGATTTTCCAGATATGGACATATCTGATTTCATATATGTAAAAACAATTCTGAAAAAGCTTTTGGAAGAAGAGAGATATGATGAATATAAGGAGATATTATCTGGCCATAATGCAACACCAGAAGGTATAAAAGCAGTTATTAAAGTAGATAAAATTTTAGATACAAAAACTAATATTCCAGCGTCGACGATACGAAAAATCGGTGTTTATACATAAGTTGATCTGCACAATAAATATAGATTTATCATTTTTTATTTATTTTTTTTATAGAATATAGTATTATACGTAATGTCCAGAGACACTAACCAGAATAGTACCAATGATGACTCCACAAAAGATAGCCCTTTGTCTGCTTATCTTAATATGTCTTACGATCAGCTATATGCGACTCTTAAGGCACAAAAAAAATCGACTGACGAGATTAATAGAACGATCGATAATGTCAAGATGACTAAGAAAAAGATCTCGAAGGTTGTGGGGACTTTTAGAGCAAAAGTCGAGCAGAAATACGGTCATGTAAGTGAATCTGAATTGTTAAGAAAAGGATTGAAACATGCCGGAAAATACGGTTTAAGCGATGTTGAGAAGGAAGCATTTATCCGCCAAGTATTGAAGGGAATCAGTTCTGACACTCTCACGTATGAGGGAGATCTCAGATACAGTTCTATGTCTAGATTCCTCGGACTTGACAGCTATGCGGGTCAAATCTTGGATATCCAGCCGAAGGACCAAGCCAAGTTAAACGAGCTTGTAGTATTGTACAACACCACCAAACACATGTTCAATGACATTAAAAACCAGACTTATATGTACAGAGATTGCGCACCTGAAGCGATCACTGGAAAATATAACTCGGAGAAGCACAATGTAACTAATTACATTCATCCTCTTCTCGCGATGTTGTATTTGCCTAAGATTGAGGCGCTCGAGAGACGCACATTGAAATCTAACATTGCCAGAATGGTAATTCAGAGAGCGCCTCTTGTTGCGAACAAGGTAAGTTTGTACGAGAATGTACTAGCTGGCGAACTCGAAGGAGAGTTCGATCTTGCGTTCGCGATAGCACACGATCCTAACAGCTCGAATCAATTCTCCGACGATACTCCGATCTCTAACTTAACGAAGAGATTCAAATGTCAGATTGAGCTATGGAAAGACGTCATGAAACTCAGACAAGGTATATATTACCGCGATGAGGATGCTTCTGGCTTCGTGGCAAACCTCTCCACTTACAACTGGACTCAATTTGATGGTCCTGATAACATTAATATCAGCGACGAGGGTAACTTATTGAAAAAGTTCCTCAGTGTATTCTCTATCAGACCGTCATACACTCAGATATCTTCCTATGTCCAACGTGTAAGCATGGGATACTCTAATATTAGTGGTTTATCTAGAACCACATTCGTTAACTTGCCAGTAATTAACATTAGATTACCGTCTGCAATGGTTTCATCTACTCCTGTTGCATTAAGAGACGCCCTTGAACAAACTGATTTGTTCATTGAAAACAAGGTTCTTGTGCCTAAAAATAAATCTGTAATTTATTCTCATGACATGATATTTTTCTACGCTGACAGAAAATACAGAACCGTTAACTTTGCGAATGTTAACATGGGATTCAGAAACTTTGCGCTTTCTCCGTCGTTTATCGGAGCAACCACTTTAAACCCGACTGTACTCACATTCCGCCCAGTTGAGACGATTGGAAGGGAGAGATTCAACATAAGAGGTGTTATTGTTCTTCAAACGCCGCCGACTGGTGAAGCGATTGTTACTGGATGCTCTGCGTCTATTGTAATGTCTACTTCGCAGGGACCTACATACTTGAGCTACAGCCCGGCCCTTGCGTCGATCAAACACCAAGTACCCGATTCCATCAGCGGATCCACGTACGTGAGCAATCCGCCGATCACATGGATGCATGAGAACGCGGATGGTGTCGGATTCTGGCATTCTGCATATTCTCGCGGTTGCATATTCTTCTACACTAAGGAATCAATTTAATTATTTCGATTATTTTTAAATTAACAGGGCTGTTTATGATCGGCATATGTTCTTTTTACGATTTTAAAAAGAATATATATCAAGCATTTTAATAAAAAGACTGTTTATAATCAATACATATTCTTTTTTTGAAAAACAAGAATATATAATAGTGTTTATG